CATTCCAAAAATCGTAGGACGTGTAAAAATACCACCTTTTGCACGCCAATCAATATTCAGACCACTTGGATATTCAATGTCTTTTCCTAAAATATTTTTTGTACTAGTTTGCAAGCTAAAATGTGGCATTTTAGGCATTTCAGGTTTAGGGATTTTAAGTTTCAAATTGTCAAAGAATCCTTTGATTTTATCGATGAATCCCTTCACCTTGTCCACAGCCTCTTTTATTGGGTCAATAATGAATCGTTTAGCAGCATCAAATTTTTCTTTTGCTGCATTTTTAACAGCATCGAACTTTTCTTTAGCACTATTATATAAGTCACTAAACTTTTGTTTTGCTGAATTATAAGCTTCCGTTACTGGATCAATTACATATTTCTTCACCAAATTCCAGGCTGTAAGTGTATAGGATTTTATAGTTTCCCAGTTTGATAATATCCAGTTAGCTAAATCACCAAGTTTTTGCTTTGTCCAATTCCACAATTCTTGAACTGGTTGAATAACATACTGTTTTACCAAATTCCATGCTGCGAGTGTATAAGATTTCACCGTTTCCCACTGTGAATTTAACCAAGAAACTAGCTCACCGAGCTGATTTTTGCACCAATTATACGCTTCAACCATGGGGTCGATAATATATTTACTAATGGCAGCCCAAGCAATTTGTGTACCTGCCTGTATTAATAACCAACCTGCTTCTAACACGACAGAGACTGCCGAAATAATTGGGTCTAAAACGGTAAGTATCGTATTCCACGTATCCTGCCAAGCTTGTACCAATGTACCCCACAATTCGGATGCAATTTCTACTAAGGAAGACCACCAAGAAGATGCCGTTTCGACAATACCTGACCACAAATCACTAAAAAATTGACCTATTGGGTCGAAAAATTCATGCATCATTTCTGTAAAGGAAGCCCAGGCTTCAGAAAAATATTCAGTTGTGGAAGACCAAGCATCTTGGCATATTTGAACCAAATTTGACCACAATTCACCAAACCATTCCTTAAATTGGGTCCACTTTTCAGAAAGCCAATCGGTTATCTGCCCCCAGTTTTTTATAGCCCAAATAACGCCTGCTATTACAGCTGAAAGTCCAACTATAATTCCTAATAATGGCCATATCGCAACTCCCAGTGCTCCAAATGATACCACTACAACTGCAATGATAGGCGCTAAAGTTCCAATTACCGCAACTAATCCAAGTAAAATAAAGGTGAAATTCTGAATTGGTTCTGGTAATTTTGAAAACCACTCCATCACGGATTTAATCCCTTCAACCAACGGAGGTAATATAGTTTGCGCTAGTTCTGCGAGCTTTTTTCCAACCGGTTCTAAAGCTGCTTGTGTTTCTCTTAATGCTTTTTGAAATTGCTGACCAAGTGATTCTTCTTGAAGCTTTTTCATTTCATCCATACGGCCATTTACATCGCCTAAGGCATGCTGGACATCACCTAAACTTAGAATTGCCTCTTTCCCTTGGTCTTCCCATAACGTTCTCATCAATGTTTGTCCAATTGTATTTCGCTTAACTTGGTCATCCATTCCTTGCAAATCAGAAACAACAGAATTGAATACCTCACTTACAGTAGCTTTACCATCCTTATATTTATTGAATAAGTCCTGAGATTTTTCACTCAATCCCCCAAAAGCTTCTGCTACATCTTTTCCACCATATTGAATTTGGTTGTTAAATTCCTTTACACCATCATTTACTTTATCTAAGTTATCCTTTATACCCTCTCTTTCGAGATATTTAAAAGGGAGTAGACTATACCACCAACTCATTGAGTTGCCCCTTGGTAGTCGTTGAGGGCTTCCTTTCGGCTATCCCTGCTGATTGTCCATTGTCATATCCTTATGATTGTTACACTTTGGTACATAAGGCTTTAGGAGTTTCCAGCATATTCAGGGTTTGCACATACCATCACTGATATGTGGCGCAATTTATTACGCTCCACTTTGAGTTCCACTAATAAGGATGCCGAACATTTCTTTAGCATTGAACCCCATCTCTTTATAGATTGGAGTATATTCAGCTAAGTTATCGAAAAGTTCGTCTGAAAAGTTTAGATTATTTTGCAATCCATATGCTAACAAGTCAAAGGTTTCTTTAGAACTAGTACCAAATTGCGTCATTATCTGACTTGCACCACGGGTTGCTTCCCTTACATCCACATCATATAACTTAGCAATTGTTAAAATATCCTCGGACACCATTTGCAATTCCTCATGAGGAACTTCTCTCATGTTTTGATAAACTTGGATTAAAGCTTGATCTACTTCCTCAAGACTTTCACCAAATCCCTTCTTCCATACATCCTTTGCAATCTTTCCAACATTCTCTGCGCCTTTTTGAGTCAATCCTAACGAAGCTTGTATTTTCCTTTGTGATCGATCAAAATCTATTGCTATACCCACAGTGGCTTTACCAAGTTCAATTAACTGCTGAGACATTCCTTCTAGCATTTGAGTAGCTTCCATCATATTGTGCAAGTCTAACTTCTTACCAAGTTGCTCCATACCGTCTGCAGCTTGATCTCCACTTCGACCAACACTTTGCAATGAATTCTCAAATTGTTTCAATGTAGTCTTCGCTTGGTTTAATTTCGTTTCAAGTTGCTGTACTTCTGTAGAATTCTCACCATACACACGCTTTGCTGCACTTAATTGTTGTTCTAAATTGTGGACGACTCTATCCGTCATTTCCATTTGCTGACGTAATTGTTTCTGTGCTAATTCCAACTTATCTGCTTCACTAGCATTTTGACCTAATTCAGCATTTTGGAGTTTAAAAGAACTTGTTAATCGCTTTTGTTCAGCTTCTAATTTCTTAGAATTCTCCTGCAAATCAAGTAAAGTTCCACGTGCTTCTCTCGCTTCAGTTGCTTGCTCTGAAAGACCTTCATTCACTCGTTTCATTGCTGTATTAAGAGTAGTTTCAGCACGTTCTGCATCAAGCAATTTTCCATACATTTTATTAAGTTGTTCCGCTGTCGTATTTGTATCTTTAGACATCGCTTGGTATTCGGAACGCAACATCGATGTACGCTTTTTAGCCGCTTCCATTTGAATCTCTAACTTTTTCTTTTCAGCTGCTAATTTATCCGTCATCGTAGCATCTTGTCCCATCGCGGCAATATGATTTTTATATTCTTTTGCCGCATTGTTCATGACCATGTTAATTTGCTTTAATGTCTGCGCATACTGAACTTGTCCATCCATTTTAAAATTAAGAACGACGTTTCTTTCTTTATTATTTCCTGCCATTTTCTCACCTCATTTCTTAATAAAATGGAGTTTGATCTAATGTGTAGATTTGCTTTTGTTTCTGTTCATTTAGCGCATCTGGATTGTTGTATCGGAGATGCATGATATATTGCTTTAGAAAATGATTAGGAGTGATTCTCCAAAAATCATCTATACTTAAACCAAGCAACGTATTACTGACATAAAAATAAAAATCCCAATCCAATTCGGACTGAGATTCATTATTTTTATTCAGTATGTTTTTTACTTTTTTTCTTGCTTCAGCTTCTCCATATCAGAGTGTTGGAAGTTTTGCCCTTGGAAAATTTCGAATACTACTTCAAAAATACCAGGTACATCATAAAGTGGAATGGCATTTTTAATTTCAGTCGGCGTACACTCTGTTCCACCACTTCGTACCATTGCATAAATCAACGAGCGCATCAATTTTGCTTCGTTTTCCCCTAAACTGAATTCGCCTTTTTCCAACATAGCATTCATTTCTTTTTCAAACTCATGATACGGCTTCCCATAAGATTCTTCTACATAAGGGAATGATTCAAATGTAAAAATAACAGGAAGCTCAACTCCCTGTATTTTAATTTTATTTAAATTTATTTCAACGTTAACTAAATCACTTAAACGTGCCATACTATCCCTCCTATACTCCTGTGCCTAATGTAGCTAATTGAGACTCATCGCAAATAACCTGTTTCAAGAAGTCTTCTACTTTAATACCTTTAGCATCTGCGGAACCAGTATCTAATTCGGCCATCGTAGTATCATTGTATAGTAATGGGTCTGCTGTAATCGTATATGCAGTATCATCCACAGTCATTTCTTCATTTTGAGTTTTCCAAGATTCCTCTACTGGTGCTACTGTACATTTAGGATACCAACGTACAAGTTTGGTCCCATCATTAAGTGGGAACGGGAGACCAACTGCAAACTTAGGATATTCTTTAGCCTTTGCGGTTTCGAAAGAAACACCTTTCGTTCTTTCTTTAGCAAAGATTTTATCTTTTACCTCACGATTCAAACCAGCTAAGTTAAACGCTAGTCCGAACGCTGTATTTTTGACAATATTAATGATTTTTTTGTTAGAAGCCCATTTCGTAAAGTTTGTGGATGTAGTAGAAATCGTCACATCCGAAATATTCGTTTGTTTACAAATATCTTCTTCATAAGTAGGAAGTGCATCAGGTGTTTCATCGCCTTCCATCATGCAAATATATAATTCTTCAACACCTACAGTATATTGAATCTCCTTATTTACAGTTGGCATATTTATTTTCCTCACATTCTATCTAATATTTTTTG